TTAGGTATGTGCTTTGCGATAACCTGTTTTTTGTTTCATATCATTTATCTGATCATTCAGGTTTTCAAGGGTCATTTCAAGAAGCTTTACACGATTCTTTAACTCCTTATTCTCCTTTATTAAGGGTTTCATCCCTACACTTTTCCCGATATCAAACTCAATTTCCCGGTCCTTAACTTGAAGAGGTTCATCTTCCCACCAGTAAGTCATTGGAACTTCTATTTTCTTCGAAATTAGTTCCAGGTCTTCTATTTTAAGAGTGCCGTTTTTTATGGTACCCCTTAGACCAGGCTCCGAAATTCCAACACTTTGAGCAACGGATCGGAAAGTAAACCTTCTTTTTTTAATTTCCTCAAATATCTTATTGAAGTCCACTCAGTTAGGCGTTATTATTATTTAGATTGATAAAAAATATTACTTAAAATGATAAATATACTTGCCTTTGGTGATAAATATACTTTATATTTGCGGCCTGATTACGAACAAATATAACACAATAAACGCACAAAGTAAATACCCATTTAACGTGATAGATAAGAAGATACTTAAAAAACTTGCCCAAAAGCTTCCTTCCGGAAGCGCCAAGACGATCCAGCTCAGGATCTTCAATAAACCACCCCACCTGATGTTTTCATTGCGGTATATCCAGGCTGTTTTCAATCCGGATGATAGAAGGTACAATACCATCATTATCGAAGAAGCCATTGCATACCTGGAGGAATATAGCGACTATCAGGCTAGCCTTGAAAACCGAATAATTCAATCCTGAATTATATCCAAACCACACACACATGAAAAAGTCAACAACAATTCCAGAAGCCATGATTGCCGGCATTGAGTTCTTTCTGCTGAACGGGGAAATCCAGTTCGTCGAAGATGGACACCAACGCCTTTTTTGTGAACTTGACGTCGCCCTGGCCGCCAGGTTGCGCGATGTAATGGACAATGATCCGAAAGTATTGAAAGGGTTGGAAATCCTTGGCATCAAGGACCCGATCGAACAGATCAAACAGTTTATCCATTGCCAGTTTGGGGATTTTACCAAACAGGCCGATATCACCTCCGACGGGATCCTGAATACCGAGTACTGGGAATGTGGAAACCGGCCATGCTCCGCCGATGGTTTGCTCTGCAAATTCCCTGCAGCCGTTCATGGCTCAATCACCAACCGCGAAGCTGAACTGATCCGGGAGGTTGCCCATGATCACAGCAACAAAATGATCGCAAACACTTCTCACCGGTCAAAATTCACCGTTGACACACAACTCAAGCACATCTCCCGCAAACTTGGTTGCTATACCAGGGCGGGCATCGCATCATTCGCCGGACAAAATAATCTTTTATAATGGATATCATCCCAAATGGACCGGAAACTCCGGATCCAACCCAACTTGACCTGTTTGGCTTTAATGCCCAGGAAACTGGACCGGTTCAAGACTCTGCGGATTCAGTTGAAAGCATCAGCACAAACGACCCTATGATCCGATCACCTACTGCCCATGAGTCATTTCATAATGAAAACGGGAAAAAATTTGATTTAAACGAAGCGCAAAAACGCTTCGCAAGTTCCCTGCACCGCAAGAGCAGGGAACTTGCTTCCAAACCCCGGCCAATCCATCCGGAAGAAGAAGACCTCGCCAGGTAAAAAAACAAAAAATATGAGCCATACAACCTTTTCTTTAATGAGTGATCCCGATCTGATTTTAACCTGTCAGTCATATTATGCCAGGGAAAAAGAAATTCGATCAAATATGGATCAGGTTATTGACGATATAGAACATTATGATCGTCCATTCCCCGGAAATCAGCAGATTCATGAGCTTTCTTCTAAAGAAAAACTTACACGCCTTAGTGAATTGATTATTGCCATCAATACAGAACTACTAAAACGTCATAATTCATAACCTATGCAGATGTTCGAAGTGAAAACATTCGACGTGTGCCCGAAAACGGGCATTGTCTCATTTGAAATGCGGTGGGATCTCGGCCATGGTACCAAAACGGACCGGGGGAACTTTACCGACCGGCGTGATGCTGATAAATATGTTCTTTCCAGCAAACGCAGCTATATACTGCTTTTGTTCTCAAAATACGTTGCACACGCAAGGGTGTTGTTCGAAACCGGTCACCATGATTTTTACCGTACGGAAACAAAAATCGCCTCCCTTGATCGTTGCTCGAAATATAATCAGTGGCTTGCAGATAAAAAGCTCGAGGAGATATGCAAGGTGATCCTTGTCCTGGAGGAAGACATGCGCAGGATCCTCCCGACACCTGGCAACCCATCCCATTCATCCAGCGAGAGCAAGCTCATTGACATGATCGTGTTCTGCAAAAGGGAACTGAAGAACTATCCACAAACAAAAATCCAAGCTAAAACCGAATCTGAATTATGAATAAAATTCTCAATTATACATTTCCCGAAACATCAAAAGCCATCGGTGATCTGGGAATCCGTTGGAAAGCATCACAGTACTGGCAACTTATCCCCGGGCAGAAAAGATTTGTCCTCAAAGATAAACTCGAGCCGTACAAGACCGGATATCCTGCCTACAACGTCACCGAACTAGGACACATGATTCCTTTCGGTTTTTTCAATGAAATGAAGGTCCACAAATATCTAAACAGATACTTCAAGGTGCAGATGAGTGATGAAAAGTGGAAGACTTTCACCAGCGAGGCCGAAGCCCGCGCCCGGTACCTGATCGATTTGATTAAATCAGGACAGGTACAGGTAGAAGGAGTCATCAATCCTGATGATCAGGTACAGGTATCTCCAAAGCATCCGCTTTCCATCAACAAGTAACTCATCCCCACTATTCCCCCATTATGAAGATCACCCAGGATTGCATTCAGAAGATTTTGTCAATTACAAAGGTAGAAGAAGTAATATCGGACTTCTGCAAGCTCGAGCGATCCGGCGCCAGTCTCTCAACAAAGTGCCCAAATTGTGGGATGTCAGGCAAAGGCAAGGGGTTGATTATAACGCCTGCCCAAGGGATTTATAAATGCTTCTCCTGTGAATACGGTGGGAAATCGCCCATCAATTTCATCATGGATAGGAAAAACATAGCGTATCCGGATGCAATAAAATACCTGGCAGAAAAATACAATGTGGTACTTGACTACGAAGAAAAGCCCAAAGGACCACAGAAGAAAAACGGGAAGAAAGAACTCACTTTCCGTGACCGGCAACTTGCCTCCAGTGGCCTGTCGGATGCTGATCAGAAGGCAACGGTGATCATCGACGAAAACACCAAGAAGGTTGTTGATGTTTTTGAAGCCGGTACCAGGGACCAGTATGGAAAGATCGCACCAGGTGATGACATGATCATCTGGTACTATGACCTGGAGGGAAAGCCGGTACTGTTCACCAAGCCCAAGGGAAGCAAGCTCGAGCATCTGTTCCGGATCCGTTGGCAGAACCCGGATCTGCATCACGACAAGAGCGGCCGGCCGATGAAGTATGCATCGCCTTCAGGATCGGGATCCCATCTTTTCTTCCCGGAAGAGATTCGGGAAGCATACCGCAACCGCAGGGTGATCAAACGGCTGTTTATCCAGGAAGGGGAGAAGAAAGCCATCAAGGCTTGCAAGCATGGGCTGACATCCGTTGGCGTGATGGGAATCCAGAACATTGGTCATAATAACAAACTTCCCTACGAGCTGCAGCTGATCGTACAGGCATGCAAGGTGGAAGAGGTAGTGTTTGTGCTCGATGCCGATTGGGATGCCCTGAGCAACGACCTGAAGCCCGGGGCCAGGGTGGATCAGCGGCCATACTCATTCTACTGGGCTGTCAGGAATTTCCGGGATTACTTCAAGACGTTTGTCAACATGGGGATCTACCTGGAGATTTACTTTGCTTACATCCGCAAGGATGAAACGATCCCGGTGTTCGAGAAAGGCATTGATGATTTGCTGGCCGGAACGCTCCGGGATGCTGAAAATGACCTTTTCAATGATATCAAGACTGCCATCAATGAAAAAGATGGCCAGGGGAAATATATTCAGATTAACAAGATCACCACGGTATCGGATCTGAAGCTGCTCGAGTACTGGAGCCTGCAGGATTCGAATTCATTTTCGCTGAAGTACAAAGATATACTTCAGAATATCCCTGAATTCTTCATTGGCCGCCATAAATGGAAATTTGATGAGGCCGGGAAGCTCGTTCCTGCCCAGCCCCTGCAGGAGGATGAACAGTTTTGGGAAAAGATCACCAAGCAAGACCGCAACGGCAATGATTATGTCCAGTACCGTTTCCGATACCTGTACGCTTATAACTTCCTTCACCGCCGTGGATTCGGACGTATTGAAATGGCAGGCAGGCAGTATGCCTTGTGTCAGATCGTTGATAAGATTGTGGATATAAAAGAATCTTATCAGATCCGCGACTACATCATGGAATTCAGCAAGGCCATCCTGGCCGCCGACAGCAAGATAGAACTTGTTGAAGTGATGGACATGCTTTATCGTGGTGGTAAAATGTACTTCGGTCCCGATTCCCTGGGAAACATTGATTTCGTAAAGCCGGTGTTTGAATATGCCGACAAACGGCATCAATACTTGTTTTTTAAAAACCAGTACTGGAAGATCACCGCCGATGGAATCGAATCAAAACCGCTGAGTGATCTGCAAAACTACGTATGGAAAGACCGTGTAAATGACTTCGATGCCACGCTGATCGGAAAAGAAATGATCAGCGTAAATCGGATTGATTTAGACAGCATCCTGAAGAATAATCAGGATCCCATGGAATATGATTCAGCCATCGGACAGTTCGAGGTTGAATTCACCCAGGAGGCAAAGGAATGTCATTTTGCCAGGTTCCTGTATAACACCGGTGAATTCTTCTGGAACAAGATTCAGCATCAGAAAACCCGAAAGCCACTGGAGCATGACCTGCGGACCATGGACGAAAAGTGCGAGACAAACCTTCACATGGTGTCAAAAATGACAGCCATCGGATATCTGCTGCACAAATACCGCGATAAATCATGTGAAAAGGCGGTCATTGCCATGGATGGCAAGCTCAGTGAGGTAGGGGAGAGCAACGGCCGGACGGGAAAGTCAATTGTCGGCTTTGCCGTTGGGGAAGTGGTGCCTCAATGCTATATTGGCGCTAAATCGAAGGACCTGGAGAACGATCCTTTCATCTTCGAAGAAGTGACCGAAAAAACGGACAATATATTCCTCGATGATGTTCGCGCCAATATTGATTTCGAATTCTTTTTCCCGCTGATCACCGGGAAGCTTACCGTGAACTCCAAGGGGCAGAAGAAATTCACACTTTCGGAACGTGACACCCCAAAGCTGTATCTCACAACCAACCACGCCATCAACGGCAGCAGCTCTTCATTTAAGGACCGTCAGGCGCTGATCGCCTACAGCGATTATTACAATGAAGACTACAAGCCGGTGGATGAATTCGGGATCAACTTCTTCGATGAATGGGACGAGCGCCAGTGGAACCTGTTCTACAACTTCATGGCAGACTGCCTGAGGCTGTATTTCCGGGCTGCAGATCTCGGGTGGGGGTATAATCACTCCGGACTGATCCAGCCACCGACAGAGCGCCTGGATCAGCGCCGCCTGCGCCAATTCATCGGTGAAGACTTCCTGACCTGGGCAGGGGAGTACTTCAACGTGGAAGATCCGGAGAGTGTCAATTCCGCGGTGGTTCAGAACATGAATGTACCTATTCCCAGGGCAGAGCTTTACAACGGGTTCCTTGAGAAGACCCCGACTCAGCGTAAATACATGACCCCCCACCGGTTCAAGAAAAAGATGGTATCCTGGTGTGAATATCATGGAGCATTCTTCAACCCTCAGATCATCGACAAATTCGGCAAGCATGGAGGGGATGATAAACGTGGGGGAGTTGAGTTTTTTACGATTGGCAATGAAAGTTTCGGTACAAATTTTTAAAGATGGACAAAATGAAACCGCATCCACTGGCCATTTCAAACAGGGTCATTCCACCGGCAAATTCAAAATGCAAGTATGACAGTTCAAAAGCATGCACTATTGACTGCACTGCAGAACGGTGTTATTTCCGCTTCAGCGAAGAGATGTTCCGGACTCCGGGTGAACGCAAAGAGATGAAAAAGCACAAACCACAAAAATCAAAGCATTATAAAGCAAAAAACGTCAATAAAGTTGCAAAAAAAGCCAATAAAGTTGCAAAAAACGTCAATTAATCCTCATTTTATGAAAACAGAAACTGAGATTATTCTTGCCCTGGAGGAACTGAAAAAGTCCTATCAGCTGAAATTGAAAAATATTGAGACTGCAATTACCTGTATTTCCACTGCATCAATGATCGTTGATGCAGTAAAGAGGTGTCATTCCGAACAAGTAAAAAGGAAGCTACAGGCGCCAACTGTGCAACATGCTGATAATGTAACTGTTATACCCCCCCCCCTGAATCACAGGTTAAAAACAAGGTAACCAGGACCTTCAGTGAGAAGATTTGTGAAGGGTGCGGCAAACCATTTATGCCTACTCATAACAAGCAAAGATTTTGCAAAAAAGATTGTAACCCAAATTTTGTACAAGTGAAAACAAAAGAACTTTCTCTGGATCCACCGCCACAGATTGAGACAACCCCGGTGGAGCATGATCATGCTGCCCTGGATAAGAAACTTGCAGAAATAAGGCAACAGATCCCGATCAAGAGAGGCAGGCCAGCGTTGAATCGTGATTTTCAAACAGCATAGTTATGGAAAAAGAAGACATCAAATTCACAGCTTACTTTTTGGCCATCGTGCTGACGGTCATTATTGCGAGCATAATACTGAAGCCATGAAAGCAAAAGAATTACAACCAGGTCAACAATTCAAACAAAAAGGGCAAAGGAAATGGAGAACGGTAATAAAGGTAGTCGATTGTGACATCATAAGAGGACGCCCGGTTGAACATAAAGGAAAGCTTCTGATCGTTCTTGACGATTGTCGACAATGGGTAATTGATCCGGAAACTGAATTAATAATCAAATAATTGTAAAACATGAAAACACCAGAAGAAATAACATATTTAAAAAATGATTGGTTGTATGATCCTTGTTATGACATTGAAGAGACGGAGGGTTTTGAGGACCATAAAGAAGAATTACTTGCCTTCAAGAAAGAAACAGAGGCTAAATGGGAATTCAATCGAATTACCAGACTCCAGAAAATGTCCATTGGTTTAGGATTAGACGACAACCTTAAACTGGTGGCATTTCTGGAAATGCTTGAAAATAGAATTATAAAATTGGAGGAAAATTTCACATCGTAATTTTCAAATATCATAAACATTTATGCAGATCAATTTCCCTGATTTTAAAAACACTTATGCTGAGTTCTTTGCTGGATGCGGTGGATTATCATTGGGATTTGAACAGGCAGGATTGAAATGTGTCTCTGCATTGGAACGTGATGTTGCGGCTGCTCATACATTTTACCAAAATCTGTGCTACGGAGGGTGGTCACATGTTTGGGTTGATCCAACTGACGATAAATTAATAAAGAATGTGAGTAAATGGGGAAAGGAAACAAGTAATTTCTTATTTCCAGATGGTGTTGATGATGACTGGCTTACTTCTCCAAAACCCACACCATGCCTGAATTTATTTGTATCGGAAAATAATTTAGGGATGTTGCTTTCATTACCTCCTTCCTGCAGAATATCATTTTTGGAAAATCGGAACGTTCGTAAGGCTAAACATATTTCTGCGAATTCTAAAGGGAATTCTTTACTTAATATTGCAGCAGCATGTTTGTAATCATGAATTTCATAAAGTTCCTGTAAATCTTCAGGCAAATAGTCTTCCCAGCTCATAACGTTATTTTGTTTCTTAATATTTGACCTCATTATCTCACCCAGGATGAATGATTACCCTGAAGGTAATGATTGGTGTCATCTCTTTTCGTTCTTCACCTGGCGAAAGCCAGGTGTTTATGTTTAGAGTACTGGACCGGCGGCAGCCGGATCAGTACGAATTCCTTATTCATTTCTCCTTTCCGGGATCTTTTTCACCCCGCCGCCCCCTTTTCATCTTAAATTATTATAGTGCATAAGTACCGGAAAAATGAGTTATTAAGTTGATATCCATACACATATATATATTATTTATTATTTTTTTCTTTTTGACAAGTAGACTTCATAAATATATAGAATATTTTCGTGCTTTCGTGCGCACGATTTTTTTAAAATTGTAACGATTTGATTCAGTGTTAATTTGAGGGTGTTTTTTACTGCACGAAAATCGCACGAATTGCACGAATTGCACGAAAAAAAGTACTAATTTTAAAACACATTGATTTTCAAATGGTTGCAAAATAAAAGTACTAAAGCACGACTGCACGAAAATATTTGCCTTTTTTACCAAGTGTCCCTGTCATACTCGAAATGTTTTTTTTCCTCTTGAAATTTTTCATTTAATGTTGGATTTTTGCCGGAAAATACCTATATACAGGTATTTCCAGCATTGACCTTTAATCCACACGTTGTCGAACTTAAATTTATCTCATGGCATCAAACATTGTTATCAAGGTAAAGTGTGAGCCTTATCTGATCCGATTTCTTGAATCATTGTACGGTCCATCACCAATAACGTTCCTGAAAAATTCCAACTTCAACACCATCCTGGATGTATTCCTGGAGAAACCACCCCTGGATTATTCGGAGCCGGATTATGGTGATTCTACCCTTTTAATCCGGTTGCCCTATTTTGATAACAAGAATGTCGTTTTCAATAATTATCTCTCGCCGACAAAACAAAGGATATTCAAAAATGAAATTTGGAAGTTTTTCAAAATAACCTTCCGGAGTGAGATCTCAAAATACGTCGTGATGGGGCTTGATCGCCAGGATGCGCTGGAGCTTTTCATCGAAAAATACAATTTAACGCAGGATTCCTGGGATTCGCTTGAAAAGGATTTCCAAAGGTACCTGAAACTCAGGCGTTACCATAGGCAATTTAGAATGAAAAAAAATACGTCAGTTAAAGAGGCAGTTTGTCCGGAGACTTTCATCCCTGTAAACTCATAATTACTGTTGTTACTGGTGCCACTGGCGCATAATACATACGAAAATTAAAAATATTTCAGCCATGACAAGTTTTATATTTCCGACCGAAATTTCAAAAAATTCAAACCTTACCCCTGCTGTGTGCAAAATATTCTTTTCCCTCCAGGAGGACATAGATGCAATCTCATCAATCCCGGACAGGTTTCATCGGCATGTCGATTTTAAAAGTGGTAAAACATGGTCGGAGATATATTTCACGCCGGGATCTGCCGAATTCACCGAAAAGCCAAAGGATAACGATGCCGGTGAATTGATCGAACAATCCCTGAAATTCATCTTCCCTGGTGAAGATGATACCAACCTGGCAGATCTTGATGCGATCCGCGCACGACCGGTACTGGTCAGCATCCAGTATTCAGATGGCGAATCCAAATTGATGGGTGATCTGGCCAATGGTGCTAAGATCACGCAGGTTAGCCAGGTATCATCCAAGGCCACCGGTGCCCAGATAGAATTCTATTGCCTCACCCCTGATCGAGCCTGTTGGATCACAGCCTGAGGTTCTTTTCAGTCCTTTATAAGTTTTGCCACACCTTATAATATTGTATTCTCATTCAGTTTACAATGTTAAACCGTGTTTTTTCAATACTTGGCGCCCAATGGCTGATCCACCAGGATACAGCCGTTTCTTATTTGCCGGTCCTGATTGCATTTATCAAAGGCCAGGAAATACTGCTCAAACCCATGGACGACAAAAAACCATACGTGGTTGCATGGACCGGGCAGGATCAGCAAATCAACACGGTTGGGAAATGGAACCTGGATGATGAATTAATCCCTGAAAATTCTGTTGCAGTGATCCCCATCGATGGCGTGATCTGTTCCTGGGACAGCATGATGCTCATGAACAGACTCCAGGAAGTGAAAGCAAACGACCGGATCAATTCCGTTCTGCTGGTGGTAAACTCCCCGGGAGGAATGGTGTCGCAGATTGATCTTCTCTCCGCAATGATCAAGGACCTTGGAAAACCCACCGTTGCCCTGGTGATGGGTATGGCTGCATCGGCCGCCATGTGGGTGATCTCTGCTGCCAGTTACCGCATTGCAACCTCACAGATCGATATCATTGGGAGCATTGGGACAAAAACATCAATACAGGATTACTCCGGGTTGTTGGAAAAGGTTGGAATCAAGATAACCGACTTCTATGCCACCAAAGCAACGCGCAAGGATGAAGAAGTGCGCGCATTTAAGGCCACCGGTGATGCCAAGCCGATGACCGATTTCGTGGATTTCGTCAATGAAGTGTTTCACCAGGCAATTAGTGAAAACCTTGGAATTGCTGCTGAATCAGAAGTGTTCACCGGCGCTGCCTTCTTTGCGGAAAAAGCAAAGCAGCTTGGACTGATCAACGAGATCGGGACCATGGAAGGAGCGCTTACCAAAGCCTATCAGTTAGGACTCAAAAATAAAATCATCAATCAATCAAAATCACTAAAATTTTAAAAAACCCATGAAACAATTTTTTGCGACCATTCTGGCATTCCTCAGTATCCAGGCATTTGCCCAGGATAAGGATGGTAAAAGCATTTTGACTGAGGACCAACAGACGAAGCTGAAGGCTGAGTTTGGTGAGGAATTCACCAGCCAGTTCGCTGCAGCTCTATCCAAGGATCCGGAGGGTAATACCTCGGACAACGCCACCATCGCCGCCATGGTTACCGCAATGACAACCAAGCTTCAGGCAGCTGTGGCCGAAAATACAACACTGAAGGCAGCCCATCAAAAATCAGCAAGCGACCTGGTCGCTGAAAAAGCTGAAAAAGACAGGCTCGCCGGTATCGTTACCGAAAAGGATGGCATTATTGCCACACTCACCAAAAAGCCGGAAGATGATCCGGCCGCAAATACCTCTGGTATGCATACAGATCCCAAAAAGTGGGTGCCATCAGGAACTGATTCGCACCTCTTCGGCCAAAGCAATTCATTCATGGCCATCGATGATGCACATGGATACAACCAGAGAGCTTATGCTGCTATGGCTGCAGCTCATGGCCTGTCTATTGTTGTCCCCATGGCAACATCTTCTCTTGATTATGCTTCACTGAAAAGTGACCTGGGAGATTACTACCGCGTCAGGATGCAGGACCGCATCCAGAGTTTCCTCACCGAAATTCCTGATCTGGAGAAGATCTTCCCAACGGAATCCGGATACCAGGATCAGGCTGCCCTGGTGAACATGTTCCTTACCGATGATTTCTCACAGGCTGACGGCACCCCGGTGAACAGCTCGTTTGACAATGTGGTAAAGGGCGGTTACAAATTCGAGGCAGAGATCCTCACAATGTACGATGTGATGTTTGTGCACAAGTTCACACAGCTCAAAGAACTTGAAAAAACCTGGATCGGTTTCCTGAACCGCGAAGGATCATCGACCATGAAGTGGTCATTCATCCAGTACATCCTGGTTGAAACTGCCAAAAAGCTCAAGAACGAGAAAACCATCCGTTCAATCCGTGGCGTTCGTAAGAACCCGACGCAGAATGTTCCCGGCACATCGCTTCAGGCTTCCAATGGACTTTTGAAGTTCATCAAGAACCAGGTTGCAGCTTTCAAGGTGAAACCTTTCGCCCTTGGTGAATGGACGCCTTCAACCATCGCAGCTTATGTGAAGAATGGGACCAAGATGATCCCGGAAGTTCTTCGTGACTCTGGCCGGATCGTTTGTTACATGAGCACAGATGCCCTTAGCGATTACCATACCAACCTGGAGACCCTCTACGGCCTGAACCAGGATTACAAGGCCGATATCATGTACGTGAAGGAATTTCCTTCCGTGAAGATCATCCCGGTGATGGGGATGGCTCCGAGCAAACGCATGATCTGGACGCTCGATGGTAACATCAAGCAGTTTGAGGATAAACCTGGCGAAATGCTCAACTTCAGCATCGAGCAGCAGGACTGGACTCTCAAGGTTTGGTCAAACTGGCGTGAGTCTGTATGGGCGTACCTGGTTGGAAAGAAGTTCGCTTCTGCCGCCGAGATGCCGACAGATTACAGCACCCAGCTGATCTTCTGCAACGATGTGGATGAACCGGCTGATTATTTCATCTCCATGGATGCCAATGACACTTCCCCTTCGGTAGTGAACCATACTTCCCTGGTGAGTGTGGCCAATTCTGTGGCTACTGCCATTACCACGATCGATGACTGTGCAGTTGGCCAGGAAGTGATCCTCAAATGTGGCAATGCCACCAACGCCGTGACCATTGCCGCCAGCGGCAATTTCTCCCTGATCACCGCAGCCTGGACCCCGGCAGTTGGTGATATCCTGTACCTGAAGAAAAGGAGCGATGGCAAGTTCATCGAACTGAAACGGGAAGTTGTCAGCAGCTCAGCCACGGCAATCGCAGCTGATGATACCTCGCCTGATGTCGCCGGCAATGACAAGTTCATCACCGTTGTCAACACTGTGGCAACTGCCATTACCACGTTCGACAATGCTGTGGTCAGCAAGGTCTACACGATCTATGGCGGCAGCAGCACCAATGCTTCTACAATTGCAAACTCGGGCAACTTCGTGTTGACCGCTGCAATGACTCTTTCGGCTGGTACCTGGATCACGCTCCAGAAAGCAGAAAATGGTAAATTCTACGAAATCGCACGCGGATAAGACAATCGGGAGGGGATATCCCCTCCCATTGGCTTTACCAGTCTCAACCTAAAAATTTTTAGAGAAATGACATACGTAAAAGTAGATATCGCTAAGCCCGGAGACAATAAAGGTGTCGGTGGCGATAAGAAAGACAAGATCGTCCTCATTGATGTGGATGATGTTGCAACCATGCCTTCCAGGGATGCCAATGGAATTGTCATAACCGGAAATATCGTGATGAATTCGGGTGCATACATGGTAAAACTGTATGGTACCCAGAACACGATCAAAGCCGGTGCTGACAGTGAAGGGGATCCCGATGCCAAAGGCATCACCCAGACGGTGGAATTCGAACACCCGGGAGATTCCCAGGAGATTCGTGAGTTCCGAGCCAACTGGATGAACAAAAACGTGATGATCGTGATCGAGCGCTGTTCGACCTCCAAGAAAAATCTGTACGGGACACCCTGTGCCCCGCTGCAGATGGTCTTCAAATCAGAAGACGACAAGGACAAGAACAAAACCACGTTCACTTTCAAGTCAACGCAGAAAGGTCCTGATGTTGCCGATTACCAGGGAACGCTTACTCTTACCGCTGTTGTGGCAACTGTTGCCGCAAATGCAACTTCCGTTACCCTTGCCGGTGGTGGACGTTACCAGCTTACGACCGGTTCAGCCGCAATCGCCACCATCACCACCTGCAGCAATGCAGTCGATGGAGAAGTATTTACCCTGATCGGATCCGGAGGAACCTATCCTTCTGCCATCAGTGGTACGGACTTCCTGCTCGCGGAAGGTACTGCATGGAGCGCAATCGCCGGAGCAGAGATCACTTTCAAGACCTTCAAAAACGGTGCAAGTACGTACAAATTCATCGAATTAAGCCGGAAATAGCGGCTGCTTCAACAGGTTGATTCCTGACATTGTCTTATAAACATGTGTGTGTTCCCCGTCGCATCTCTCAGTATGCGGCGGGTTTTTTAATGTCCTTTTCCATGCTCAGCGCCTGTTATATGTTTGCGAAAAGGTTAATCAACAACGTTATGAAAGCTGATATTTTAAAATATTTCAAAACTGATCGCAGCCATGCCGCTGGTGTGGCGCTTGTCATCAAACACAGCAACCGGTTGTCATTGAAAAAACAACTCAACATCCACCCGCAGAGTGATTACATGACCGGTATAGTTTATGAAGAGCTGCGCGAGCTTGCGGGCATATCCCGGGAGGATCTCCACGATATCCTGGTTCAGCCAATTTCCAAAAATGAACCTGATGAAAAGGTGATTGTACCCTGCGATCCTGGTGATGCTCCGGAGGATCATGTTCCCGCTTCCGGGAAAATGATCAAACAGGCTCCTGCAGCAGCAGAAAAAAAAGCGAGCCGCAAAAAGTAGCATTAAACTCAGTACCGGCCTTCCGTATCCGGGAAGAATTCCCCTTTTTGCGGCAAAGCGATTGCCCTCCTGAGTCGAAGATCCTCGTTGCAGACATGCTCACTGCTTATGACAATTATAAGCAAGGGCATGACTGCCTGTTTACCGCCCGGACCCATTCTGAAATCCATAAAGCTTCAAGAGATACGGTTGAAAATTACCTGGAGAACCGGAGCATCTGGCAGGAGCTGAACCATTACAAGGAAAAAGGATCAGTACTGGGCAATCATCCTATTTTCGCCAGGCTAAAACGCACAGATGAAATCCGAGGCATGAAGACCGGTGATCTGGTAAATCTTAAAATAAACCTGGGCAACCGGTTGGTCAAAAATAAAGCGAACTTACGCCGCCAGCCAAGTCATCCAGAGACATTAAAACGCCAGGAGCGCATCCGGGAAATGGAGCATGAACTTTCAGAAGTTAACCGTTTACTTCACTTATAAGTGAAAAAATATTTCAATATCGGCGAGATGGAGGATCCGACTGATGATCAGCAGCCCCCTGATAAGTCCGGGATCCTCATTGAGCGTTTCCTGCAGCTGCACGAGCAGCGTATTGAAACCATCAAGGACCTGACAGGCCGGATCCCTGGTCATGGTGAGATATTCTTCCTCTGGACCGTCAATTCCTTCAATGCATTTACCTTCATCCCATTCATCATCAAAGAATGTGGACCGATTCAGCAGCTGATCCTTGCAACCTACTCGATCAACATCCGGATCATCGACGCGCTGGTGCGTCTGATCGACAAAGGCTTGATCCTTTCAGTTGACATTTTTATCAGTGATTCCATCCGCAGCCGGCTTCCAAAGGTCTATGATCACCTCATGGCCCTGGTGGAAACAAAACCGGTCAGGGTCATCTACTCCTGGAACCACGCAAAGATCGCCCTGATCCAATGCAGTGATCACCGGTTCATTGTTGAAGGATCCGGCAACTGGGGCGAGAACGCCCAGCATGAGCAATATGTTTTCCTGAATAACAGCAAAGTATTTGAATTCCGTAAAAACGAAATCCTCCATGGAATTAACCCCGGCACAGTATAAAGAGATCGAACAGCTCGCCGCGATCAACTATAGCGTGAAACAAATCGCTATGTACCTCGATGTGGATGGGAATGCATTTCAGAAGGAATTCAACAACACAGAATCCAAGGTCCGGTATCATTACGACCGGGGGCTGCTGGTCACCCAGGCCGAGATTGACAAAGCCAATCTCAAACGTGCCCGGGATGGCAACCTTACCTCGATTCAGCAGTGGAAGAAGGATGCAAACCACCAGAAACTTGAAAACCTCAAGAAGAAAGTTTTCCTAGAAGAAGAGAAAAGCGAATATGAGCAGCTGCAGGCGCTCATCGAGCGGGGAGAGACCAAGAATTTGCCGGCAAAGGTCGTTCAGTTCTATGAACAGGTGGATTTCATCCGCTGCCTGCATAACAAATATGAATCGAAGAGTTACGTCATCAATGCCGTTTGTCTGCAGTGGCCGAAATTGTCTAAACACCAGGCAATGCAACTCTATTATGAAACTCTGAACTTTTTTAACCTGGATAACCCGGTAAAGGTTGAAGCCTGGGCAAATATCTATGCCGACCGGATGGACCAGATGGCCATGATCTGTTATGAAATGGGCGACATGGAGACCTGGCGTCGCATGACCATGGATGCCGCGCAGCTTCGTGGTGTTGGAAAAGACAAGCCGCATGAGATCCCGGATGCGCTGCTGGATCGCCGGCCGGTATTATATACGATCAAAATGAAGGATATCGGTCTCCCTGAGGCAAACCGCAATGATCTCGCAGCCTTTATTGATAACCTGGACATCACGGAGCGCCAGAAAACGAAATATAAGCGTGAAGGCATGATCGAGGATGTACCATTTGAACTGTTGGACAATGATCAGGAATAAAATAACTGCAGAAGAAGCCGATATCAGATATTCAAATTGGTTGACCACCCTGGTGGACCTGATCAAACCGACCAATCTTTATATCATTGGTGGCCGTGGCCTGGCCAAGAGTACAGAGATCCTTGCCAAGAGATCCATCGATGTTATCTACGACATGCCCAGGGCAAGTTTCGCTTTTGTTTCAGATACTTATGTCAACCTGATGACTAACATCGTTCCTGCCATCCTGGTAGGTTGGGAGGAACGTCAGAAATTCCTTGAAAATTACCATTTCGTTGTTGATGTTGACCCTCCTGATCACTGGCCAAAGCCGATGATCAAGACTTTTTCTTACCGGCACACCATTTCAACATTCAATGGTTGTAAATTCTTCCTTACATCCCTGGACAGACCGTCATCGAACGCGGGGATATCGGTGATTCATCAGTTCGGAGACGAAGAAAAATACCTGCAGGAAGAAAAGCTGAATAAGCTTTTCCCTACGCTGCGGGGTGATTATGCCCTCTATGGTCATTCCAATTATTTCATGGGTCAGACATTTTGCTCTGACATGGCAGATCCTTCAGTGGGAGAAAGTGACTGGATGCTCAGGATGGAAAAGAATATGGACAAGCAGCAGATCACCCGGATCGTTCAAGCGGCCATCATCCTGAATGAAATTAACCTGGAGCTTCATTTCGCAGAAAAAAACAATGAAGATCCCAGGCGAATTGAGAATATCCGAAAGAACCAGGGACGATGGATGGAACGTATCCGCAAGGTTCGCCAGGACAGTACATTTTTCTACATTGTCAGTTCCTTTGCCAATGCCGATATCCTCACACTGAAGTATTTTCAAAACCTGCTGGCATCATTGTCATTTGAAGAATTTAAGACTGCAGTGCTATCCATTAAAAAAACTCTGGAGAAAGGTGCCCGTTTCTATGGTGCATTGGCAGATAAGCATTTCTACATGGATGGCTACAACTACGACTACTATGATCAGTTTGGCATCCGAGATAATGTATCACAAACATCCCAGGGGTTGAAGTATATACTGCATGACAAAATCCTTGAGGGTGGGTTCGATGCAGGCAACATGATGAGCCTGGTACTGGGGCAGGAGCAGGGGATCAACTATCGTATACTGAAGAATATGTACACGATCAACCCTGAGTCCATACGTGAACTCTCTGATCAGTTCATTGCTTTCTTTGCAACACATAAGCACAAGGTGCTGCACCTTTACCATGACAGGGCCACGAATCAATACCACAAGATCAAACGTGACTTTGCCTCACTGATCAAGCATGATATCGAATATGACAAGGCGGGCAAGCGTACGGGTTGGATCGTGCAGCTGATGAGCCAGGGGCAGGGTAACATCTATCACAGTGATGAGTTCAACCTAATGAACATCCTGATGGGAGAGAAGGATAAACGATTACCCAAATTGTTGATCGATAAGTTTGAGTGCAAGGAACTCAAGAGTCAGCTCGAGATTACGCCTGTTGTCAAGGGCAAGAATGGTGAGATCCAGAAGGTCAAGACAGGGGACAAACTATCCCCATCCCGTTTGGCTATGGAGTCAATCAATATGTGTGATGCATTCAAGTACCTGTTGTGCAGGCAGAAGTGGCTTGCCATAGCCAAGCAGAAGCGTGGCCTTACCTTTGGCTCGCTTAACATCTGATCCCTTAACATTCATTGCATTGCTTACAAATGGTGGGATTTCCGCAAGGGCGGGAGTACCTCTGTGTGGGATTTGGCTTTTGTCATATTTCCGGTTTGCAGCCCCTCGTCACGTGCCATCCGGCGGCAGGGCGGGTCGTCTGGAATTACCTTTCAGCTTTTTGAAAAGCTGACCAAAACAGGATAAAAAACGGATTTTAAGGCATAAAGGCAGATTTTTACTTAAAGTTTTACTTTAATGTTGGGCTGAAGGAGAAGGATGTCGTAAAAATCGACTTCCTTTTTCTTTGTTTGAACGGCAAAGTAAAAGGAAGCGAAAAAGAAACCGATCTGGCCAGCGCACTACTTAATACTCGAAATCCATGCAAAGTTACCTGCGGGGAAACGAAGGTTAAAACTGTCAAGGGCGGACTCCTGATGGAACTTTTCGCCTTCCAGGTTTCTTCAGATCATCCTGATCGTGACACGCACCCATTGACATTATTTATTCCCCTCGGTGAGAGCCTTACGGCATAATTTCATTATTAACCAGCGGCCATAAACGGCTGCATAAAACAATTTGCCGTATGAAAACAATGAACTTGTTCAACTCGACCGTCGATGAGGTAAGCATCGTCTATCACAACACCGTTCGCCCTTCCGAGCGTCAGAAAATCAACAGCTCGACCAGCGCACACGACATCTTCAGGAGCATCTGGAATGACCAGATTGACCTGTATGAGTCGTTCTACATCCTACTGCTTAACAGGGCAAATAAGGTTCTTGGCTATCGCTGCATTTCCCAGGGAGGTGTCAGTGGTACCGTCGTTGATCCAAAAGCAATATTCCAGGCCGCGCTGCTTGCCAATGCTTCAAACATCATCCTGGCACATAACCACCCCAGTGGCCAATTAATCCCCTCTGAGGCAGATGAAAGAATTACAAAGAAGATTAAATCTGCCGGGGACCTTCTTGAAATCACTGTTCTGGACCACCTGATCCTTGGAGAGGATCGTTTTTTTTCATTTGCTGATGAAGGGAGGTTATAATGGAAAAGCTATATGAAGCGTTCAGGCAAATGATGGATGATATTTACTACCCGGGATATCTCCAGGTGATGGAAATATCGGATCCAATCAAAATAAATTTCGAATGGGAACAGTTTTTGAAAATGTTCTCAAGATAACAGTAAGCCCCGGGAAATCCCGGGGCTTTTTTTATGCTCGCAAAGTGCATCGCTTCAGGGCGGCTTTCTTTTTTGATATCACCGCAGAAAAAGAAAGCTGCAAAGAAAAACACGGTGGCCACCGCACTACTTATTACTCAAATTTGATGCAAAGTTAACTTCATGAAAATATCATGTCTCTAAACGCGGCCTCCTGATGGATATCCCGCCCCCTGGGTTCATTCAGATCATGCTGATCGTGACCTGAACATTTGTTCCAGAATTTTCATTCCAGTTATGGCCTGATGGCATAAATTTTTTTAATCAGGCTGAGCCAGACGCCTTAAAAAGTCCCCAGGGCAGGGGCGAATTCAATGAATACCTTACAAACAGATTTTCTTACCTATTTCAAAAATCTTGATGACAACGCACGTATCGCTATTGCTGAAACGATGCCGGTCATGAATCCTGAAGGCAGAATACTTTCGGAAACAAACTGTATTTTCCTTGCTTTTCAGTCTGAAATTAAATTTACCGTGGTTGGTGGTTTCAAACAATGGCTGAAACATGGCCGTTGCGTAAAAAAAGGTCAACACGGCAACTTTATTTTCATCCCTGCAATGGTCAAAACTAAAAAAGAGGATGGAACCACGGAAGAAGAATTGGACAAATTCCTTGTTGCCCGGGTTTTCGATATCTCTCAGACCTTTGAAATAAAGGAATCCGTTCAAAAACAGGAAGCTGAAATGGCAATGGTTCAGGAAACGAATCCACTTTACCGTTTCGATGGGGAAAATTTCATCGACGATCAAGATGATGATGAAGAAGATTCATTTCTGGAACCATGGGAACTGGATGTTGACTGCAATGGAAATTGCTATTCTGATGCTGATCCTGGTCTATAACGATTGGATTATTGGGACTGGGAAAACCCAGTCCCTTTTTTTATGCTCGCTGAAGGACTGCGCCGGGCGGCTTTCTTTTTCAGGATCATGGCAAAAAAGAAAGCCAGCAAAGAAAAAGCCATGGCCAGCGCACATCATACTCAAAATTTTATGCAAAGGTAACCTCATAAAAATGTCGTGTCACTAAACGCGGCCTCCTGATGGATATGCCGCCCCCTGGGTTCATTCAGATCATGCTGATCGTGACCTGAACGTTTGTTCCAGAATTTTCATTACGGTTGTGGCTGAAGGCATAAATTTTTCATTAACCAGGCGAAGCCATATGCCTAAATAAGTCCCCAGGGCAGGGGCGAACACAATGACAAAAGTCAGTTCAGCAGTTCTGAAACCCACCAATGGCGGGGCAAATTCACAAGAGAAGACCGGTCTCACCATTATCAGGCCGGTTCAAACTCCCAGTTTCAAGATTCCGGAAGAAAAAAAGCCGGAACCTGAACCTAAAAAGGAGCTCACCCTTGCCGAAAAGATCAACAAGGTGGAGAACTTGCAGCTCATCGTTGAAAAAAGGGCGAAGCTGGTGCAGACCCGAAGCGAAATTGAGAGATTTCAAACCGCTTCCAATGATTTCAATTGTTCCATGAGGCTCAGTGATTCAGACGGAAACGTCTTCACCACCAGCTTCACCCCTGGAATCAAGAAAGTAATTGATTTTCTCAAGTCAGCTTTCGACGCAAGCATTGCCGAAGTTGAAAACAAAATCAACTTCTAAGCTTCCCAAGGGAGTCCCTTAAAACGGGACTCCCTTTTTTTCTGGTCGTATACTCCCCTTTGGTTGTGTCCTTTGAAAAAAACAGCCCATGGAATATGTTTGCTTCATGATCACAGCAGAAACAATAGATCTGTATGAAGCAATCAGGCAAATGAGGAAATTGTCCCAGGAGGGCAAGTCATTTTCCTTTGTCCATTCTACTTTGAACAGGGATAAAAATACCTGTGAAGGGATCCGCTACGTGAAATCCGCCCATCTGCGCCCATCTGCCAAAGGTGATGACCTGGATAACGCAGATTACAAGATTTTCTATTTCGATGAAGAGATTGGCTCGCCAAGGATCTGCTGGCAGATGCTGATCATGTTTTTTGATGACAAAAAGGTTATTCTTAACTGATAAAGCATGACTGAGGTAAAAAATCCGGATGTAAAGATCATCCGGGAAGGGAATAAGGCCTTCGGAATTACTCCGGTAGGAGTTTATGCATTCGACGTAGTCGGGTCCTTCAAGATGGCGAGTCCTTCTGTTCTGCCTTTCTATACCAACACCAGGCAACTCATGCCTACCAGGATCGGGGAATTCGAGATCGTGGCCAACGGACTGGAAAACAGCTATCCTGATGAGCTTAGGTTGATCCTGGATGAGAATAACCTCACCCCGGAGATCCTGAACAAGCAGGCGCAGCTCCTTTATGGGCAGGGACCGGCACTGTACAAGTTGAAATTCGAGGAAGGAAGAAGGGTCAAGTACTGGCTTTCTGATCCAGAAATTCAGGCATGGCTCGATTCATGGGATTATGAAGACTACTTACTTAAGGCTTGCATCGAATTCCGGACCATGAATGGCCATTTTTCGAAGTTTTATCGTAATAAGGGCGTCAGAATCGGAGAAAAACCGATCATTACGAAGCTCGAGCATGTTTCTTCGATGTATTCCCGCCTGGAATGGCCTGATGAAAACAACCAGGTTAACAATATCATCGTCGGCGATTTCCGTCAGCCATGGAGAAACGGACTCAGGAAATACCCGGTACTGGATCCAGCTACCCCGTTTTTAAACCCGGTTTCCATGCGGTATTCCAATCTTTATTCCTTTGCCCTGGATTATGAGTATTCACGCAGCCCGATCCACGGATCCCTGAACTGGATCAGGCTTTCATCTTCCATACCCAAGCTGCTGTCGAATTTTAACGACAATTCGATGGCCATCAAATACCATATTGAGGTACCTGCAATATATTGGGATAAGATGCGTGATGAAATAATGCTTAACTGCGAAAATAATGGCACTCCGTTCACTGAAGATATTTTCAAAAATGCACAGGATAAGGTGATGGAATCTTTTTCAATTGCCCTGGCCGGAAATGACAAGGTAGGAAAGTTTGTATCCACAGCTACTGCATACGATGAAATTGGCAATAGCTATGTGGGTTGGAAGATTACCGCCCTTGACCAGAAGGTAAAAGATTTCATTGATGCTCAGATCAACATTGCCAATGAGGCATTGTTCCAGACTACTTCTGGGATCGGTTTGCACCCGGCCCTGAGCAACCTGAGCAAGGATGGCAACCTTCCCAGTGGATCCGAGCAGCTGTATGCTTTCAAGCTTTACCTGGCCACCGGGGTCGATATCCCGGAAGGAATCGTGATGAAGGACATCAACATGGCCATAAATGCCAATTTCCCTGGCAAAGGATTACGCCTTGGATTTTACCATGATGTGCTGCTTACTGAATCGCAGACCAGTCCTACAGACCGGATAAAGAACCAGGATTCAGGGACCAATACCGGCAATTCAAAACAAGCCACAAAACCTTAAACTCCGGCACCATGATTTTCAATAAAACAGACAATGGCTCTTTTGAGATTAAAGGATTGATCGGATTTGTTTACAGGTCCTTAAGATTCGATAACCTTAAATCCTATATTGGATTTGCAGAGCGCGATATAAAAAAAATCATTGGTTCAGAAGTGTTCAAGGTAGCCCTGGATCATTATATCTCTGAAAACTTCCAGGCAGAAACTGATGAAGATCATCCGGAATATGCAATCCTGGATGAACTTGTTACCCGGATTCAATATCCGGTTGCCATCCACGCCTATCGCCGGTATGTTCCCAGTTCCGACCTTACCCATAGCGAAAAAGGTAGGCAGATATTTGTTTCAGAGAATGAGAAACCGGCATTTGAATGGCAGATTGAGAAGGATAATGAGAACCTGATTTCCTTGGAACATGAAGCAATTGATGCGCTTTTGGAATTCCTTGATGAAAATATCGACACCGTTTATGGTGATGATGATGATCTGCTCATCCCATGGGGGACCTCCGAAGCTTTTAAGGCAACCAGGACAATTTTAATACCGAATGTTACGGAGTTTGAAAAAGTGTTCCATATTGGCGGAAGCAGGCTGACGTTCCTGGCTCTTGTACCATTTATGCTGCGCACGCAGAAAAATGAAATCCTTTCCTGTATTTCTGATACCAGGTACACAGAGATCCTTGAGCAGTATCTTGATGGTGATCTGAATGAAGCAAATTTGCTTATCCTGGACAAAATAAGACCCCCCATGGCGCTGCTTGCACTCAGCGTTGCCGTGAAAAGGCTTTCCTCTGAAATTCTTCCTGCAGGAATCTTTTCCAACATAACCGAGAATGTCGTAAAAGGCAAAATCCCTGCCGGGAAACAAGATCGCAATGAGATTGCATCATCCCTGGAAAAGGATGGAATGCGCGAGCTCTTAAAACTGCAGGAACATATTACCAGGTTAAACCTTGCTGCAGCTGGAGAGACATTTATTCCCGTGGGACCGGAGGAAAGAATTGATCCGCAAAAAAAATATGTAAGGCTGTAATGCACAAAATCGAAATACCAGATAAAAAAATCATCATCGATCTTCCAAGCGAAATCGACGAGATGACAAATAAGCAGTTTGTCAGATATTTGTTTCATGTGCTTCAATATATTTCAGGGAAGATCAATGAGGATCAATTCAAAATAATCCTCGTGAACATTCTCCTGGATATTCGCGGAACCGGATTTAGATATCATTTTAAAAGTCAGGAAAAGAAAGCTGCCTGTGAAACAAATCTTGCCAGGATTTCGGAATTGATGGAATGTTTTATTGAAGAGCATCACAATGAGGGAAGACCGGTCAGGGAGTTCATGCTGAAAAGTGTCAGGAATTTTGTCCCAAGGATCCTTAATTATTATGGACCTGAAAGCTGTTTTGAAAATCTGACCTATTGCGAATATCGCACCGCCAGGGGATTTTTCAAAGCATTCGCCCAGGAAAACAAGGAAGATGATCTTAATCATTTGGTGGCTGTTCTTTACCGCCCAACAAAGATCCTTTGGTGCATCAGGAAGTATTTTGGCAGCAGTGACGGGGAAAAACGTATTCCATTCAAGGCGAAAAGCAATCCGATATATCTGTTGCGCCGCGTTATAAGAATTTCCCGGTTTCCATACCATCTCCGGTATGCCGTGTTTATTTATTTTTCTGCCTGCGAAGATTATTTAAAAACCGGAAAACCAAAGGTTGATGGCAACGAACTTGATTTTTCAAAACTGTACATGAAGGAAGAAGATGGTTCCACGAAGGCAGATGTCGGACTTGTAGGGTTGCTTTATAGTTTGACAGAGACCGGGGTTTTTGGGAATATCGAGCAAACCGACAATACCAATTTGTGGGATATCATGATCAGGTTATACCAAGTTGTCATGCAAATGCAGGAAATGGAAGAAAAAAGCAAGAAAACATGATACCAGTTCGTCAATACAGGGATTTTTGGAAATATATCGCAGAAGAAATCGATATCATTGAATGCGTTCACATGGTTGACGATGAGTCTGAACTATCCCAGAAAATTAAAGATTTTGAGGATAGGCATACCTACCTTGTCGTGGTTACTCCATCTGCCGATTTGGTTGCAGACAATGAAGACAATCACGGGGATATTGATACATGTGTAATATATGTGCTTATGAAAATAGATCCCCGCGATGAAACTTCCGGGGATATCATGTTTGAAAGAGAGTCAACGCAAAACACCATGAAATCTGTCAGGACGATGATGCTTGAGCTTGAAAACGGTCAGGGCAGTGATCAATATTATTCGGATGAAAAATACAGAGCTGCATCTGATTTGATGAAACAAATAGTTCGCGGGAAACAGCACGTCGATAGGGAGCGGAACTACCTTGGTTGCAATGGTTACTCGTTAAGTTTTGGAATTAAAACAAATGGTTTTTAAATATTTATAAATGTCACGCTCAATTCAATATCCGCCTCCTATGCTTCCAGAAAATATCTATGCGATATCGATTAGTTCGCTGTGGTCAAAATTGGCCATCCTGTTCGTTGCATATTTCACGCCAATTGCCGAAATGGTGCATGTCATGCTCATTTTCCTTGCCCTGGATACGGTTTCTGGGATATGGGCATCTGTTAAAGAAGGTGGCAGGATCGAGAGCAATAAATTGCGCAAAACAGTTTTTAAATTCCTCTGGTATACCATTGCCGTCATGGTAGCCTGGATGATGGAACACACATTTCATTTGTCCTGGGCAAACATTGCATGCCTCACGGCCGGCTTTATCTGTTTTGTCGAGCTTAAATCCATTTTCGAGAACATTACCAGGATCACAAATGAACCTGTTTTCAAACGGATTTTAAAATTATTGAAGAAAAAAAGCACGGAAACAATCGAGGATATCACCGATCCGGATGAAGAATATACCAGTAAATTCCAAAAACATACCGAATCGGATGAAGAATATACCGTAAAACGTCAAAAAAAGGCCAAAAAATGACAAAAATCACCCGGGTTTCAAAAAACTGTCTTTCCCTGATCGAAGAGTTTGAATGTGCGGGTAATTTCCGCAACTTCCTGCAAGCTTACAAATGTCCTGCAGGAAAATGGACCATCGGAATGGGTACCACCCGGTATTCTGGAGGTGAGCGCGTGATGCCCGGGGATGTCATCACAGAACAGCAGGCTTATGAGTACCTCACACATGACCTGGCAACGGCTGAGAGCGCGGTTGCCTATGCGGTAACTGCTGACATCAGCCAGGACCAGTTCGATGCCCTGGTGAGCTTTACCTATAACCTGGGCGTACTTGCTTTCAGAAATTCAACCCTGCTCAAGGTGATTAATAAAAACCCTCAGGATCCATCCATTGAAAGACAGTTCGGCCGATGGATTTTGGCAGCGGGGAAAGTGGAACCCGGCCTGATCAGGCGGCGCATGTCGGAAGCATGGTTGTTTACTCATGGAGAATTGAAATTCAAATTCGATATAAAATGAAAGAATCAAACGGAGTATTCCCAAAGGATTGGCAACTCATATTGTTTGCCGCAATCATTTTCTTTTTGATCCTGCAATCATGCAGCACGACCAAACAGATCCACCAGGAGCGAACCAGGGAAGAGATACAAGCCAAGTCAGCTGAAGAGACTAAAACCAACACGCAGGCAGAAACCAATACCAGTACTAAGACTACTTCAGAAACCGTAACCACGGAAGATTGTGATACAACTGTCAAAGCTTGGATTACGATTGATATTCCTAACGGTAAAAAGGATACAATGATCAAAGTCTCCGTTCCTGTAAAATTTACCAGGCAAATAAAACGAACGGAGTTTCAGCAACAGGACCAGCAAAAAAAAGACCAGGGAAACACGAACATCGCCCGCAATGAGCAGCTCAGTTCAAAAACGGATAAGGCGCTCAAGGATAAGACCGTTGAAAGGACCGGTCTTCCCGGGTGGTGCATTGCAATAATCATTCTACTGATCCTGGCCGGAGTGGCCGTACTTCTTTGGCGTTTAAAAGTGTTTTAAGGGTGGCCGTTAGCAGCGGTCGGCCTTAAATCTGCTACATATCGTTTATTCAAAACCCCTGTCAAGCCGACGGGGGTTTTTTTATGTCCTTTAAACAATGGTGCTGCGATTTTATGTTTGCCAAAATTAATTCTCAACCCTAAAATTAAAACATCATGAAAAAGATCATCACATTGCTTACAATCCTGCTGATAGCCGGATTGATGACAACGGCGCAGAATCCATTCATCAAAGACCAGGGTGACATACACCTGAAGGTTTCAACCGACAAAGTTGGTATCGGGGGCAATGCATCAACCTCGAAAGTATCTATCATGTCTGTCTCCGGAGAAACACCGCTTGGGTTAATAGGATATCCAAATCATTGGGATCCTTATATAGCCATTTACAATTCCAATTCGATGGAAATTTGGAAACTCTATGCCAACGCCGACTGGTTCACTATTGGTACGACCATGGATAGTACCAGCGCCCTGCTTGTCGGAAGGGTTAATAAAGGATGGTTTAAGATTAATGGTACCGGTTCATTTACCAAAGTACTCGGGACCACCGGCACAATTACTACCCTGGGATCTACTACAGCTACCATTACCACTCTGGGATCCACCACGGCCACCGTTACGCATCTTGAAACCACGGATACCACCGGAATCGTTCTTTATAATCGAGCGGGTACAAAGTACCGTTTGTACATTTCTTCCAATGGTACTGTCAAAGTGTCTACCGTTCCGTAACAAAGGTTGCCACCCAAGGACCCGCCCCTGCAAGCGGGTTTTTTTATGTCCTTTAATTCGCCTGCTGCCTTATTTATCATTGTGCAATGGATGGAAAATATAGTGAAATAGAACTTCTCTTCATCGAGCGAACTCTTGAATTGCACGGTGAGCGTGTTTGTGACCTGCTTCGGGAACAAATTGAAAACAAGGACCTGATCAAATCCGAGGATCTGCTGAATTCAATCGATTTTTCAGTAAGTAAGTATGGGATCGATCCGGTACTGCTTATTTCATTCTTCTCCTATGGGCGTGCGATAGAAATAAACTGGTTCAAAAAATCACAAAACACCAGGATATTTTCCAAACCAAATACCAATGTCATGCTGTGGGGCATGCGTGAAAATAGAAAACGTACCAGGAAAAAGGACACCCGATGGTACGCGAAAACAGTTTATGGATCAATTAATCACCTTTTGTCAGTTCTTTCGACCGATTTCTCGGAAGAAGAAAAGAACCGGCTGAAACAAATACTTGAAATCCGCCATGAGTCTAAAAGTTGACCGCCTTCAGCTTGAAATCATTATCAATAATGATCAGGCACGCAAATCACTTCGTGTATTGGATGACGAAGCCCGCAATATCACGAAATCCATGAAAGGGATGAAAGAGGGTACCGATGAATGGATCCAGGCAACCAAGCGACTGAGTTCTATCAAAACACAGATGGATTCAATCCTGGATTCGATTGGATTGACCGGCTTATCATTGAATGAACTTCGAAAAAAACAACAGGAGTTCAATATGCTTGTGAAGAATCTCCCTGCCAATTCCCCTGAATATGCAAAGTACAAGCAAACGCTTGATGAGATTAATGCCAGGATCAGTGAGCTTTCCGGGAAAGGAAAAGTTGCCAAGGGGATCCTTGGTGATATGTTTGGCATTGCAGGAGGTATAGGAATTTATGAATTGGCTTCTTCAGGAATCAAAAAGGTTGCTTCAGCAGTTAAGGATTATGTCGAGGATGGTATCAAGTCGGCAATTGAGTTGAGGGATGCGGAAAAGGTGTTGTTGATGGAACTGAACGGACAGAAGGATGTTCAACAGGACCTGATCAATTTAGCAAAACAAAAAGCAGGCAGCACCTTTTATAGCCGGATGGAAATAGAGCAGGCGGAAAAGTTCCTTGCTATCCAGGAACGAACCCCTGATCAGATTAAAAAAACAATAGAGGCAGCAACTAACCTTGCAGCTGTGACCGGTGGATCATTGCAGGAAGCTGTTGAGCAACTTGATGGCACCATGGAAGGGAAACTCTCAAAAGGTCTTGGAAAGCTTTCCAAGGATTTTAAAGACCTTTCAAAAGAACAGTTATATAATGGGGCAGCCATTGATCTCATCCAGAAAAAATATTCAGGGGTTGCAGAAAGGGATATGAAAACGGTTGACGGTATGGTCAACCTTTTGGGTAAATCATGGAAGGCATTACAGAGAACAATAGGTGAATTTGTTCTTGGATCCGGAGGTATGTTCAGTGGAATAATCAAAGATGCCACTTCGATGCTTGATACATTTAAAAAATGGATTGAAATACCTGTATCGAAAAAACTGGAAGAAGAACAGAACCGGGTTAATTATCTGGCCGCTTCAATTACTGATGCGAACCTGACAGCCGAAGCAAGGAACAAATTATATAAGGAACTGGAAACGTTGGCACCATCTGTTACAAAAGGATTGAATGCAGAAAACATTTCCTACCAACAGTTGACTTCAAACCTTGCTGCTTACAATGATCAGATGGTCAATACCATTATAATTCAGAAAGAATCAGAGAAGGTAGATAATGCCAATGATGCGCTTGCAAAAGCCAGGATGGCACGAGTGGAATTGGAGAATAAAATTAGGCAAAATATGACAGATTATCTGACCTCATTACAACAAAAGGCTAAAAAGCAAAATGAAAAAGATGCTGCTGAGACATTGGCGCAGGCAAAAAAACTATCAGACGTATTGTATGATATTCATTTTACTTTTAAGCAGAAGATGGATAAACTTGATCAGATTTATAAAGGTCCCAGGAATGAATCTTATCAAATAGCCCTGGATGCAGAAACTGCGGCACAAGCTAAAGTAATTGTTCAGCTTCAGGCAAAAAATCAATTGATCAAAGATCTTGGCATTACATTAACCCAGATTACGGCAAAAACTGGTGGGGATTTAAATACTGATCCTGAAAAAATCCTTGATTTTACCAAAATGACGGTTGAAGAATTGAACAAGATCATTTCTGATGGAGCTGTACAGGGTGCAAGTCAAAAGGAAAAAACAGATGCCCGCGCAGCTGCGAAAGAACTTAAAAGCAGAGAAACTTCATTGCAGCAACTTCAGAAATTCACGGATGACTACAATAGAATAATGGAATCTGCTCGTGATATTGAGAAGATGAACTTCGCGGACAAACTTTCCCAGACTGAGCAGGAAATTAAAACCGTGAATGATAAGTATGATGCTGAGATCAAAAAACTCAAGGAGTTTATGGCTGAGCGTGATAATTTGAAAATGCTCAAACCTGAACAGAAGGCGCAATTAAATACTGAAATTGATAACCTTGAGGTTCAAAAAAAACAACAGGTAAACCAGGTTCTCGAACAAGCGGAAAAGGATTTTGCAGACAGGATCACACAGATCCATGAGAATTTGCGTGTTGCCCGTATGTCTATCACCAATAGGGAGGTATATGAGATTAATAAGAAGTATGATGATTTACAAAAAGAAATCCTTGATGCGATTGAATATCGTTATCAGCAGGAATTGTTGCTTGCCAATGGTGATGCACATAAGATCAAGCAGGCACAAGTTGAAAAATCAATGGCGATTATACAGGTTTCTAATGATCTGAATGCTCTTAAAATCGCCAGGAATGAAGAAACTAATAAAGCAATCAAATCAGGTGATGGAAAATTTGAGGAAGACCTGAAGAGTATGAAATTAAAGTCTGATACTGATCTTGCTACTGGCAAAGAAAAGATTCAGATGGAGGTCAATGCCAGGTACAAAAAACTGCTGGAAGAAAACCAGGGAGATGAGCAGAAAACTGCGAAAATCAAAAAGCAGATATCCGAAGAAGTTGCAGCAAAACAGCTTCAACTTTCCAAAGAGACAGCCAAAAAATTAGCCGATGATGCTATCTCCCTGGCAAAAGGCGCTGTCGATGGTCTGACTGCTATCTTTTCCATGCAAACAGATGCCGAGAACCAGCAGCTAAAGCAGGATGAAGATGCAAATAACAAGAAGAAAGCAAACTTAAAGAAGCAACTCGATGCCAAACTGATTACTCAAAAGCAATATGATTCGCAGGTCGATAAAATGGACAAGGACCTGGATAATAAAAAGAAGAAAATGGAGCATGATCAGGCTGTAAGGAACAAAGAAGTTGCTTTGTTCAATGCTTTGATCAGTGTCGCCACTGCGGTTGCTTCAGCGCTTAGCGCCGGTCCCGGAGTGGGGATCGTGCTCAGTATAATCACTGCAGCCCTTGGTGCAATTCAGATCGGTTATATCCTGGGCCAAAAGGTTCCTGCAGCAGCAACCGGTCGATATAATGTCATCGGGCAGCAAGATGGAAAGGCATATAACGGTATTCCTTACCAACAATCATTCACCGGGATCCCCGGGCACCCGATGCTGGTTAATGAAACAGGTAATGAGATCGTGATCGATCCCTATACCACGCGAAATATTCAAATGAATTATCCCTATATCATTGAAGGTATTAACCAAGCCAGGGTTCCACAGCGGGCCAGCGGGCTATATCCGGAGGCTTCATCTCAACGATCTGCATCCGGTGGCCCTGCTATTGTCCACCTTGACCAGGAAGCCCTGCAAACCATGAAGGAATTTACCGAACAGTTAAAAAAACCGTTGGGAGCAATTATCGGTTATGATAACCTGCATGATTCAATGGATACCGTTGCACGGTTAGAATCAAACGTGACCAGGTAACCTGTCCTTTAATAAAAAATCAGCCTTATATATGTTTGCCACATGGAAATAACGAAGAAACCATTCCTGATGTCATTCGCCGGTAACCCGATGCGATATGCCTTATCAAACGGATCCCTGGGCAGTGTGTTGTCAGTTATCGAAATCGCTTTCTCTGCCATCGACACAACGCCTGATCATGCCATGACCGTGACTTTTTTAGGCGAAGAAAGGACTTTCACACTCAAAACAGATCCCACTACCAAAGATCATCTGCCTGTGGCCGATGATAACTGGAGTGTGTTGGCATGGTGCAAGCATTGCTACAACTATCTGATGAACGATGTTCAGCTGGTGCAGCACTATGATATCACCGTTGAAGAAGTCGAAAGCCCTGAGGGCGGGAAGATCGTGTTGACTGCTAAAACGGCATCTCCGGATTATGACTGGAGTATTGGGACCAACACCATCACCGGAGTGACTGTTACCACGATTACGGGAGGATCAGAGGCAACTCCGGGAACAGTGGAAGGCGTACTTATGCAAGTGCTGAAGAATGGAACGGAAAAGCTTGGAGAAGATTATAAACCCCTGGATGCTGCCGGTGCCGTGAGGTTCGAAGTTCAGGAGTATATCTATGCCAGCCTGCTGCAGGCTCCGCCACCTCGATTTAACCTTTCGCTTCAGGACAATACTACGTTTTATAATGACTACTTCTTAAAATACAGGACAGTATTTTGCGATCGTGTTTCCGGCGAGTACCTGCCACGTACCTACAGTGATCCGGATAACGTTTTTTGCTATGCCATAGCCGGTGGGCTGAACCGTGAAGACCTGGTTGCCAACAATCAATCGCTGACTGATTATTTTTCACTCACGGCCATTAAAAAGAAATGGCTAACCTGGTCACCGCCATCAAAACTCACAGATAAGTTTGAAACCCATAGCCTGTTCTTTGCATTCCAGGATCCATCCTATGCTACATGTCAGCTGAAGGCACATCTGTACAGTTCCGATGATGATGAAATAATAAATATCGGGCAGGTAATTACACCGCTTCCCTGGCATGTTTTTGAATTTACCGTTGGTTATGCTCAGCTTGGACTTGCCGATTATCTTGATGGCAAGGTCTACAAGTGGGAGGTTTACCTGGTAGATGAATCTGACAATCCTGTTTCGGATATACGGGAGTTTAACCTGGATGCAAAATATGCTGAAAACGTAAGGTATTTCCGGTTCCGGAACTCCTGGGGAACATATGATTCCCTGAGATGCACCGGGGTTTTTGAAACCATTGTTGAGCACGAGCGGGAGAAAGTGATCTTCATGAGCGATGAAACCGAAACTACATTCAATAGCCCGGGCGGTTATTCAATGATCAAGGAGGCGCAAAGCTTCAAGGCCAGTACCGGTTGGCTAACCAAAGAATATCTGAATTACCTGCGTGATTTCATGCTCTCAGCTGACATATATGAAGTGGAAGATGGCCGGATGTACAAGTGTTTGCTGACATCAAAAAAGACTTCCCTTTTTAAAGATAGCCAGTACAACTATAGCCTTGCTTTTGAATATGAAAGGGCCTACGATGATTTTTTTTTTCAAGGATCAGAATGATCTCAACAGTCATTTCTATCAGGATTTATGATGAAAGTGATTATTCTGATGAATACAGTTAACAGGTATGACATATCAGCAAGTTCTCAATATAATCAAAGCGGCACTGACAGGTCGGCCGGCAGGCACCAAGGTGCAGGCTAAAGATCATGAGGCTGCGGAAATTGCCATCGTGAATTATACTAAGCAATTATTCGATGCATTTTCAGGAACAGTGGTACGTGAAGCGCATTCGAATGCAACAGCCGGTGTTAATTGTGACCTGGTTTGGAATGCAGCCTTTACGGATTCGAACTATTCATATATAGTCAATGGTTTCGATGCTGATGGCAATCCTGTTGAAATTCAAAAGATCAATAAATCATCAACGAAAATAGTAATAAGAACCCTGGTGAACGCAACAATGACAGCAATTGCAATTCCTTACCAGTAATAATTAAAACCATGAAAAAAATTATTTCTTTGCTCATTCTTATTTCTGCCTTTTCAACAACCATTGCTCAGCGACAAAATAAAGTAATGGACAGAATAACATTTACATACGGTGGATACTTAGAAAAGGTAGTTGCAACTCATGATACATTAAAAATTAATAATGTAGTTTATCCAATGGGAGTTGGCTCTATGGATACAACCGGATGGAATATTGCGACAAAATATGATATAAAACGAAATAAAATAATCAATGCAAACGACTACGGATTCTCACCTGATTCGACTGGAATAGTAAACTCAATTATTTTAAATCGAATATTAACAGGAGGACACCGATTGGTTTATGTAACTAATCCTGGAACTTATGATTTGAATGGTACGGTCTACATTGACGATTCCACTACTTTGGAATTTATGAAAGGTGTTGTTATACGAAAGGGTGCAGCGTATTTGAACGTCTTTATGAACAGAGGGGCATTAACACGAACCTGGAACTATGAGATTACATTGAAAGGATTGAGTTATACCGCACCCAGCCCGTCTTTAACAGTTGACCCTCCCGATAGTACATTAAGATTATGGGGCGATCTTGCATTTTACCGGGTGAACGGCCTGTATATTTACAACTACAATACCTTCAATAAATTAACTGAAAACAATACTCTTCAGATTGCCAACTTTAAAAATCTAATTATTGATGGTTTTCATTTGACAGGCAAAAGTGATGCAATTGGTCTGCATGGAGGTTCACATTTTGTTATTCGTAATGGCATTATTGGTTGTTTTGACGATGGTATAATTTTTTCCGGTCATGCCTTTCCAATATATAGCCCAGAACTCCTTGACTGCACCGATGGATTAATAGAAAATGTCACGGATGAACCAGTGGATTCTGTTAAAGGATTTTTTGTGAGATTTTATCCCGGATCCTGGTCGGATTGGAAGTATGGCAATGTGTATCAAAACGGTGATGCAACTTCCCATAATGGAAATATTTACAGGATAATGACCAGGAATGCGGGAACAAAAGTAACCTCAACACACGCCCCAACTGTTACTGCTGGGCTACAATATTTTAAAGAAGCTGAAGATCAGTTAATATTTTTATATGATCATTCCGACACTATCCATAAAGTTGAAGTAAAACGGATAACATTTAGGAACATTTACCTTCAACAGAAAAGGATTGCAAGTTTTTCCAATATGACCGAAAGTGCTGACTTTGCACGAACAGTTTACCCGGGATCAATAAAACCACGCACCCAGGAAATCGTACTGGAAAACATTTACGATATAGCCGATGCAGCGCATGATTTCGGTTATATCTTTTCCACAAATTTAGGAATAGACTTGACTATTAACGGCTGCAAACCACAGAGGCCACTGCTTGCAATAACCGGTGATAGCGTCAGGAAAAGCAACATCAATCTTATGAATATTACCCTGCTTGACACTCTTACATGGCCCCCAGGGAGAACTCCAGATATAAGCATCGGTGATTCATCAAATGTTGTGCTCAATATTAACGGATTTAAGCAGAATCGAAATCTAATTATCGGGGTTGAGCCAAATGATGAAAACAATGTAAGAGTAATGGGTGACGCAAACATGGCTGCGTGGTTGCCTTTTTTCAGGCCGCATACCGGAGATATGCTAAGATACGATGGTACTCCTAAGGTATACACAGAAGATGGCTGGATTGATTTAGGCGCGGGTAGTACCTGGACAGACGTAGGAAATAAACAAATAAGCACACCAGATACGATAGTTGAGAAAAATTCATTTGTTGAAAATAAGGAAATAATTGGAACCCTTTATAGAACACCAACATCACAATTGGAGGTATGGGGAAATTCAAGTGAAACTGATATAAACTATGTAAATTTTCCTCTGAAAATAATTAATAACGCCTGGAACCCTTTTCAATACAACGGCATCGAGTTTTGGAACGGGCAGGTAAAGGCGGCTTATAATATTCCATCCGCACGCATAGCAACACGCATGATGGGACCAGGGCAATGGGGTGATGATATGTATTTCCAAACGCAACCCAACGGCACTGTAAATCCTAATAATTTGCCACTTACAACTAAAATGACATTGAAAGCAGACGGAAATGTTGGAATTGGAACTATTATTCCGAGAATGAAACTTGAAGTTGATGGCGGGGTTATGTCAACCGGTTTAGCAACTTTAGGACCAACTGCTATAAATTTATCATTGAAACATATTGGAGATACATGTCAGGGGGGTGTGGTATTTTACATATTGACAGAGGGTGACAGCACATTTGATCCACTTAAACAAAGGGTTTTAATCGCATCAACCTCTAATTTAACAAGCGTTACATGGGGCTGTACCGGAGTTTCAATTAACAACACATCAATGCAAGAAGGTTCCGGTGCTGCAAATACTACTTCAATAGTTGGTGGATGTGTCACCTCTGGAATTGCGGCAAAGCTTTGTGATGCCTTAACTCATAATGGGTACAGTGATTGGTATTTACCATCGGCTGATGAATTATTCCAGATGTATCTGCATAAAGATATGATCGGAACATTCACCGGTGATGGTTACTGGAGTTCATCACAGAAAACAGCAGATTCGGCTTATGGAGTAAGTTTTGTTGCTGGTTCTATCGGGAAAGATCGTAAAAGTGCAACATATTCGGTAAGACCGATCCGAACTTGTGTAATAAATATTGTTCCTGATTATGCTCTTGAAGTCAATGGAACGATAAACGTAACAGAGAATGCCATTGTGAGTGGAACAATGAAATATACTGCAATACCTGGATTAGATCACTCGGCATCGGGAGATATAATTACTCTTACAGCTTATGCCGCAACCGGAATAGGTGATGTAATATACATCAACTCATCAGCAAAGGCTGCACTATGTAAAGCAGACACCATTACACATTCACCATATTGTTTTGCCATTTGCGCCGATGCAACAATTGCCGCAAATGCCAGTGGTAGTTGGTTAACTAAGGGATCAATAAGAGATGACACTTGGAACTGGATAGTAGGTGGACTGATATACGTTAGCCTTACAGGCACAACGGGGAATACGTTAACTCAGACAGCACCAACAGGAGTTGGTAACGTTGTAATGCCTATAGGTGTAGCATTAAGTTCAGATGTGATGTATTTCTTTGGTAATATTAATTCAGTTGAACATCAATAATTATGAGCCTGTTTAAAAAGATTATCGACAAATTTTATGTATTGCTTTTCATTCGTAAAGAGTGTAAGCATTTATATCACATTATAGATATTCAGAAAACATTTAATTCAACTGCAACAGGATCTTCAACGACAATAAGTTATATAAGTCGATGTATAAAATGCGGTACAATAAAAAAAGATATTTTTTAACAATAAATAACTGAAATATGAAAACCGTGATTTCCATAATGCTTTTTATATATGCATTGTCCGGATATGGACAAGCGTTGGTTGTTGGCTCCATAGCTTCAAGTCAATTTATCTGTACATCGTGTTTACCGGCCATACTAAACAGTACACCTCCAAATGGAACATCGCCGACATATCAGTGGCAAAGTTCTTTGAATAATAGCACATTCACCAATATTGACGGGGCAACAATGACTACATATCAACCGGGATATTTAACGGCCACACACTATTACAGACAACAACAGAATGCAACAGGCGTGACCGGTGGACCACTTCCGACAAATACAGTTACCTTGACAGTGACCCAAATGCAATTGATCCGATTATTGCGAAATGATACAATTACAGATGCACAATGTTATAATGCAATGGATACTTTATCCGTTGCTGTTGATTCATCCCATTCATGGAGAATTACCAATACTTCAAATGTTACCATGGTAGCTGGTCAGGTTATCCAGTTCTTTCCAGGTTCGCATTTCGATTCAGCGAGCTATTTGAGAGCCTATGTAAGATCAACAATAAAGGCTTTTAATAAATTGGCTCAGGCTTCAATAAGAAAAGTTAATGGACAGCCAGTGAATTATATTAAAAATGTCAATGGTGTGCCGAATTATTGATAAAATGATAAATATATTCAACACAATTATTGCCTTCTTCAAGGGTATATTCAGCAAGCCGGTTGCCATATTCGATCCGTTTCTTTCCGGATATCTACCAACATTTTCAGAAAATTTCAAATCTGGAATCGACTGGGGAAAGTGGACTTGGGTGTATCCAGGGGATCAGGATCAAAAGGAGAAAACAGTCTGGGACATGGAGTGCGTTCAGCCGCGTTCGGATGGATTGGCATTGATTGCTACCAGGGGAAACAAGGTCAATGTTTGCGGTCAGATCTGCTCGCATAGATTCTTAAATATTTTGTACGGGTACATTTCTGTTACCACCAAAATGCCGCCGAAAGGATTTCTTTATTTTCCGGCCATCTGGATGTTCAACAAAAACGGCTGGCAACCGGAGATTGACATCGTTGAACTCATGGGATTTGATAGTAAGGCTGCAACATTTACCCACCACTGGCTTGGAGCCGATGGCAACGACAAAAGTGAAGGCAAGGGGGTTAATCTTCCAATTGACCTGAGCCAGGGCTTTCACAACTATTCCGTGGAATGGACTCCGGACCGGCTTACCTGGTATCTGGATGGAAAAAAGCAATACGAAACCACCAGCAACATTCCCCAGGTTCCATTATTCCTTGTCTGCGGGATCCAGGCGGGACCGGCCGGGAAGGGTCAACCGGCCTTCACACATTTATATACTGCCAGCGAAGTGCCGGCAGAAATGGTTGTAAAGAAGATTGAGATATTTCAAAAGCAGTATTAACCATTAATTCTTAAAAACATGAAAACGACAAATTGGGATAAAGGCTTCAGATATGCACTGGCCTCCCTGATCACAGCAGGCTTCTTCCTGGTATTGCTGTTCCTCGTTAAATACGCGATCCCTACCGAAAACAAGGATCTGATCTATATCGTGATCGGCGCGCTGATCGGCGCATTCGGTACGATCGTCAATTATGAGTGGGGATCCTCACGGTCTTCTGCGGAAAAGAACGAACTGATCGGAAAGAAAGACATTCCGCAGATCCCCCAAATTCCACAGGAACCGCAAATACCTCAGATTCCCCAGGAGCAACAGTCATAAACAAGAACCATGCTTTCACTCAAAATTGCCGGGCGACCGGTCGATCTTCCGGATGATTTCTCGTTCACCATGAACCTGAAATCACCGATATTCGGTGAAGTCGGATCCTATTCCTATCCATTCCGCATTCCCAACACTCCACGCAACGCCATCCTGATGGGGTTCCGGCATCGGGTGGAGAACACCACCGATGTGTACAAAGAAGATGAAGGAGTGTTCATGTGGAATGGATTGAATCTGTTCCAGGGAACGGTCAAACTCAAAACACTTAACTCGAAATCATTCGAAGGATCAATATTTGAAGGGGAAGGGGATTTCTACTACTCGCGAAAATACCTGAGTTTGCAGGATGTTGATTTTGGGGAAATGGTTTTTGCTGGTGAAACCTTGAAAATGGATTATATCAACGATTGTAAAAACAGGGTTTATCCGGAAAGGATTGTTACATTCCCAATGATTCTCAATAAATCATATTTTGAAAAACTTCCGCCCGAGCCTGTTCTTGAATACTTCAACTATTATAATGGAAGCCTGATCTATTATTTCACTCCTTCAGCAGAACCATATGACAGAAGTGTAATTGTTCCAATGCTTTATTTACGTTACATCCTTGATAAAATTTTTGATCATCTGGGTTTCGTGTTTGATGATTCATTTTTCACATCAGATTCTGATTATAATTCCCTTGCACTTTTCAATTCTGTCGATTGCAACACCGGAGAAACCGGATATTTTGAATACGATAAATTGCGATTGTTGTTTAATTACCATTTACCCAGAATGACAATCAATGATTTCTTCCTTGGATTGGAGACATTTTTCAATATCCGTTTCTTTGTGAACAATACCACGAAGGTTGTAAAATTGAAATCAGTTGATACCATTGTGAAAGAAACCGATTATATTGAATTTTCACAACAAGTTATTTCAAAAAGTACCGAACCGGAAGAACTGATAACCGGATTCCATTTAAAGATGGAAATGGAAACTGATGATGAATTCTATGTCGCATCAAATGAAGCTCAGCAAACATTGTTGACCAATATTAAAAGTTCAGTACAATCTGTTTCTGATTTAATGCCATGGCCAGCTTCTGACGTGTTCGATACACGATTTGTTTTTGATGAAAACAACTATTATATCCTGAACAGCAGTAAAGTTTGGGTTGCTGTAACAGAAATGTACTGGACGTGGAACCTGTTCTCGGAGTGGATTTATAAGAATAATGATCAATCCATTGAAACCAAATTTTCAACCCTTAAAGATGATGGTGTTACTCCTTATAATTCTTTAATTGGTAATGCAATGACTGAGTGGAAAAAGGTAACACCAAAACTTTTTTTTACTCATTACCAGGATAATGGTTATGGAGATCAAAAACAGGTTGGCCGATGCTTTACACCGACCAATAACCTGTTTTATGGCGGGCAATATGGCTTAATGAATAAGCAGTACAAAGCGTATTTGGATTTCCGCATGTCAACAAAGCTTGTAAAGATCAACAAACAAATGTCGTACCTGGAATTAAAAGAGTTTGATTTCTCCCGTAAATACATGATTAATGGAGTAAAGTACCTGGTGAAGAGCATCCAGGTTACCCTGAAGAAAGACCGGATCATGCCTGCCCTGCTGGAGTGTTATCCATGCCCATAACGATTTTTCGGTATTTTTTGTTAAACCGGTACACAGGTGCCGGTTTTTTTTTAATTTGCATCACCAAACTAAAACCATACAGTTATGAAAAAGAAAATTATTACCTCGGGATTGAATTTTTTTTTCATTACAATTTTATTAATTTCATGTGTAGATCGTGCAAGGCAAATGGAAACTGCACGAATTACGGATTCCATTACTCGAGCAGATAATTTAATTCGATATAGAGAAGATTCTATTCAGAAAGCAATAAATTCCCAGGTATTTTGGCAAATTAAATATTATGTAGATGAGTTTGGTAATCCTACAAAGAAAGGATACCTATCTAATCCAAATGTAATTAATGGTACTTTTAGTAATAGTGCAACTGAAAATTCAAAATTAAGTGTCGAATTTTTAATTGATAATCCTAAATCAATTTCAATTCAATTATATGAATATGGGGGAAGTAATCCGGTCAAATCGACAGGTAGGATTGCTTATAAGATCAAGGTTAAATCAAGAAATGAAGAACCAAATATTCTCTATGCCCATAATAATTCAGATAGATTGGTTTTGAATGAGGAGGATGCAATAAAATTAAGTGACATCCTTATGCATAATGGTAAAATTCAATTTTCAATTATTGAATTATCTGACTATAGTACTTCTTCATATAAATTTGAATTTGATAATTCTGATAGTTATCAGATGAAATTGGCCGAATTAAAAAATTCGAAATCAAAATAACCTGAAATAGGTATTGACTTTCTCGTTTGGCTGTGTATCTTTGTAGAGTCAAATCTAGGTCAAATGAATTTTCACTTTCTATATAGGGGAAATCCCAAGTCTTCCGTTGCCGTGAGGTGCGGACGGTTCCTAGAACCGGACAAGACTTGGGATTTCTCCATTAGGAGGTACCCACAATGGCAAAACAACAAGATTGCCTTCCCCCGGTAACCATCGGCGGGATAAAGATTACCCAGGATTTAATTGAGGCATTGGATACTCTTCAGGGTTATGTGACTGAAGATATGCACTTTTTTACCGAGCAATGCCTGATCCTCTCAAGCCTTGATATCGACAGATGGGGCATTGAGAGAAAATTGTTTCTCATTTTGCTTGATATGTTCAATGTTTTAAAGGCATTGAGCAATAATGAGGAAGGAGGCGCGCATGAAGGTAACTAAAGTTGAAACCGATGCCGCGCTCGACACCCTGGTACTTGGTTGGATCCAGTGCCTGGAGGATGTTCACTTTCGTTGCATCAGCCGCATGCACTACGACGAAACCACCGGTGATGAATTTCTCACCGTGTATGATCCTGTAACCGACCGGTGCCTTACCGTGTGCCAATCGCCATCGCGTTTTGGCAACGAAGTACTGGAGCTCGCGCGTGGAGTTCTTTCCTCAAAACTTAATCCTATAAGCAGGAAAGGAGGACAGAAATGACAGATCAAACCATGTTTGAAAAGATTTTCGCTTCTTTCCTTCAAAAGTTCCCGCCTGCAGTGTCACTCAAGGAAGCGACACTGAGGTTTACAACCACCGAAATGGAAGAAATGCTCACTGATTTCAATCCGGATATGCAGTGGCCAAGCAGTGGTTTTACTCAGTTCTTGATTGACCAGGGATACAAATTTGAACCGTTTGAGGTAAATGAACGGGTCCGTTACTTCTGGCTGATTGGCAGCGAATAAACTTTATTTTCTTTTTTTACCCTTTTACGCTTGACTTTGACCGGATAATTTTGTATATGCAATTTAGTGATAGCCCTATTAAGTTGTCAGACTGAAAAATATTCAAGAGCGTTGCCTAGTAGGGGGGCTATCCCGAACGGCAGCGCTCGTTTTTTTAACAACAAAAAACAATGAGAACAGAAATGCAAAAGTTTGAATTTGAAAAACAACCGCTTCGTACCAAAGTGGATGAAGAAGAACAAGTATGGTATGCCGGTATTGATGCTTCCAATATTCTTGGATATGCAAATTCATACCAGGCAATTATGGCATTGGATGAAGATGAAAGGAAGCTGGACTATATGGTAGATAGTCAAGGCCAACGAAGAGAGACCTGGACTATAAATGAGTTCGGCTTGTATTCTTTGATTTTAACATCCACAAAACCAGAGGCTAAGGCCTTTAAAAGATGGATCACTCATGATGTTCTTCCAAGCATCAGAAAAGCTGGACTTTATACCACCGAAGAAGTACAAAGCAAAGAATTTGAATTACAGCGTGTTGTAAAATCACTTGATGATAAAGAACAAGAGATAACTGACGCAAAATCAAAACTTAAGACCTTGACTTTGGACAAGGATGATTTGGTCACGGAATTGAGGGGAATTATCAAGCGGAATCCAAACCAATTGAGGATGGAATTGAAAGAATAAACCGGAATTCCGGTTATTTAGCCCGCCCATCCAGGCGGGTTTTTTTATGATTGACCCGGATTATAAATATGAGCAGGGAGCGGTGATCGTACCGGTCCGGTATTTCTGGCTAATTGGGCAAGGTCAGGAAAATTAGTAGATAGCTTTTCTGATGGCCGCTTGTTGAACTTGTCCAGGTAAACCTGGGTCATTTCAAGATTGTGATGGCGCAGCTGCAGCTGCAGGTCCCGGATGTTGATCCCGCTTTCAATCGCCATACCTACGCCGGTATGTTTCAGCGAATAAATATTTTTCTCAATTCCGTAATGATCAGCAAATTCTCTCCATGCTTCCGCCATCCTGGTGGGCGCATATTCCTTTGGGCCCCGAAGCTGATTTTTTGCGAAGACATAAAAATCACCAGGGTAATTGAGATCTAATTTCATCAGCACCGGCATCAGGGCATCGGGAATCTGCACTACCTCCTGTTTTTTATTTTTAGATACCCGCCCTGGGATCACAATACAACGATTTTTCAGGTAAATATTTGAAATTCTCAACCGGACAATTTCCTGTGGACGAATGAAGCAATAGAAGATAAGGCAGGCACATGCATACAAGTCGTAGTTCCAGGAGGGAAGGTGTTGTTGCATGAGCACTAGTTCATCGATGGTGAAAGCAACGATTTCAGCCTCTTCCTTTGGAAACCGGTCAACTTTGTCAAATGGATTGACAATAATCCATTCTCGTTTAACCAACACTTTAAAAATGGTCCGCATTGCTGTTACCCTGTTATTATAAGTGCGGTTTCCGTTTTTCAGCGTGGCCTTTGTGTAATCCATGAATTCCTGCGCATGATAATAATTGAAATCATCCACTGGCATGTTTTTCCTTTTTTTCAATTCGAGCCACTCGTCGAATATTTTCACCATGCTGTCGTATGTGTGTGACGTTCGCTTACGGCATGACGTCGACTTTATCGACAGAACATACTTCATGGCCGCAGATAGAGAAGTGTATTTCTTCTCCAGGTGCGCATAGGGATTGTATCCATGCCTTAATTTCTGATTAATGGATTTGATCACCTCGTGCGCCCGATCCCTTCTTCCAGAGGCTGTAATGATCTTCTGCGGGATCCAAATACGAAAACGCCGGAATTTTTCGGTTTCGGGTGATCTAAAAGAGTAATAAACAAACCAGCGGTCATCTAAATTTCCACCGGCATCAAATAATTTCGCGGTTTTATAATTTTCCATTGCTTTTGTTTTTTTATGCCTCGCCAGGTAAAAAAAAACAACAATGAGCGCCGCTACTTTTTGTCTCAATTTGTCTCAGTTATTCTTTCGAATTCTCTGAAACCATTGATATTATTAAGAACTACAGACTTGGTAGCGGGGACAGGATTCGAACCTATGACCTTTGGGTTATGAGCCCAACGAGCTACCACTGCTCCACCCCGCACTATATTTTTGCGTACCTTTGTACTTTCTTTCGCGATGCAAATATAGGGTTTGTTTCTGTGTAATACAACAATCATTTAAAAAATATGTCACATAAAGCAGGATTTGTCTCGATCATTGGTTATCCAAATGTTGGAAAATCAACTTTAATGAATGCCCTGCTTGGCGAACGTTTGTCGATCATCACCCCGAAAGCGCAAACCACACGCCACCGCATCATGGGGATTTTCAGCGGGGATGACTACCAGGTTGTTTATTCCGATACACCGGGGGTGATCAATCCACATTATAAATTGCACAGGGCCATGATGTCGGCTGTGTTTTCTGCCCTGGATGATGCGGATGTGGTTTTGCTTGTCACCGAACCCGGAAATGATTTCCACCAGGAAGATATTTTACGAAAGCTTAGAGAGTCCGATTCCCCTGTGATCGTCGTCATCAATAAAATCGATCTTGGAAATATGGAGGTGCTGGAGGCTGAGGTTGCCAAATGGATGAAAACCATGGAAAAGGCCACTGTCCTTCCGGTTTCAGCGTTGCATAACCTCAATCTTGACCAGGTTTTCAAAGCCATTCTTCACCTTCTGCCTGAATCCCCGGCATTTTATCCAAAAGATGAACTGACAGACCGCAGCCAGCGTTTTTTTGTCTCAGAGATCATCCGGGAGAAGATCCTGCTGAATTTTTCACAGGAGGTGCCCTATTCAACCGAAGTAGCCGTGGAATCATTCAAGGAGGAAGAGCACATCACCCGTATCACCGCAACCATTTTCGTTGCCAGGGAGACCCAGAAAGGAATCCTGCTCGGCCACCAGGGATCAGCAATTAAAAAACTCGGCATCGATGCCAGAAGAGATATAGAATCATTTCTTGGTAAACACGTTTTCCTGGAATTGCGCGTGAAAGTTTCAAAAGACTGGCGGGAAGATGACAGGGCATTGAAAAGGTTTGGGTACACGGTGGATTAG